GCGATAATCTTCATAATAGTGCTTCAAATCATGTTGAATCAATTCATCATAACCCCACCAATAGATCGTTAATACTAATCCATGTTTTCTAGCGATATTCAAGAGTTTGGACTTTATTTCTTCAAAAAATTCACGTCCATGCTGGCTCGATTTACGGAGTGCCCCATCGACATTGCGACGGAACAATTCCTCATCACTTTCGGGTGAGGTCTTCTTCATGTAATACAAGCTTTTTGTAATAGATTCCTTAACAAGAGGTGCACGAATACGTTTCATGTCAGGACAATATCTAAACTTGCGTTTTAAGAAGTCACTTTCGGTTAAATGTGTAAAGGCGGTAATATCAGCATCCTTATTGGCCATCGTAATGGTCAATCCTACATCTTTGCCGACGCGTACGATATTAGTTCCATTGAAATCCGAATATTTCTCAGGAACAGATGAAATATTATCATCTCCGTATGTCATACTCCTGATTGCTTGTCTATAACGTACAACACCTTTTAATTTAGGATACAATCGAAAGAAAAAGATCCTCAAATAGATAGAGTTGACACCTCCATTCAGCTCTGTAGTGATTGGATTTCCTGACGGGTCACTATTAGCTAATTGGAGAATTGTGCCGAAGAAATGGAGGTTGGGGTAATTAATGTCTGTTAAAATACCCCGGGTAATGAATATATGTTCCTCACTACACCCCAAATCCCGCATGATATCTAAGATGCATGCTGAAACGGCAGATGAAACTTGAACCGACATGGTCTGGTCGAAAGCAGAATAATCAAGAGCAACAATTCTCTCTTCATTTTCTTTGAGGTAATCATATAATTCCTCAGCTTCCACACTATCCATGTTAATACCTTTTGCAGTCTCGAATAAATATTTATATCGTGACGCCATTCGAATAAATGGTGCCAAATACATTCGGCAAACTAACAAAAACGGGAAATTACTCCCCATGAACACACGCGCCTTAAACTTGTGGTTCGGTAATAATTCATTTGTCTTCATGGAACACTTAAAAAGTGGCCTACAGGTCTTGCCCGACCTATACGTGTCGATCATTTTCTGTACTTCGACTTCCATGTTAACTCCATTGAATTCCACAAGCTTACGTGGAACCAAAGGTTGAGTTTCATCAAATTCATCTCTCGCAAGATAATTCATTTTCTTACCCTTGTAAGGGAAACCAACTGACGTACTATTATCGATTCCCCCTAATGATTTCTCACCAATGCCATCTAATGCTTCCTGCAATGTTAACTTCCTTCCGAGTTCTTGCTTCTCGGATATCTTCAGGGAACGCACTTTGTCTAAAATGTCAGATACATAGTCATCGCGCGCAAATTCAACCTCGCCAGCTGAAAACTCCTGATTTGGTGAGGTAAGTTTTGTTAGGGCCTTCCTCTTGTGAAAAGGGTGGTTGACCTGCTGTGGAGGGCCATTATCTGGCAAACCAAACTCCTCTACAACACCCTTATAAAAGGTATGCTTCATGTAGGGATCTTTGAAGGTAGCACTAGCGCCGGGCAACACACCCTCAATGACGCAATTATGTCCCTCAAGTTCCTGATCTACAGACGGATCACCTACTTCCAATTCAGCAAACCCGTAACCCTTCTCAAGTTGTTGTGAGCCTAATTGAAGGTCCCCTCTATTCATTGGAATAAATCCTTTAAATGTTTGGAGTGCCTTCTGTACCATTTCACGGGAAATAGTGGAGCATAATCCAGTGCTCCCATTTCCAGCAACATGGAATCCATAAATTAGACTCTTTGAGAAATCTACGACCAAAGATCCAC